GTATGTCACAACAAGAAGACGATTTGAGGGCATTGGCGAAAATCATGGATTTTCTGCGTGCCGTGAGTATTATTTTAGTGGTCATGAACGTGTACTGGTTCTGCTATGAAGCCATACGGCTCTGGGGCGTGGACATCGGCGTAGTGGACAGAATCCTGATGAACTTCAACCGCACGGCGGGGCTGTTCCATTCCATCCTCTACACGAAACTGTTCGCCGTCCTCCTGCTTGCCCTGTCCTGTCTGGGGACGAAGGGCGTCAAGGGAGAGAAAATCACTTGGGGAAGGATCTGGACGGCACTTGCCGCAGGGTTCGTGTTGTTCTTCCTCAACTGGTGGATACTGGCATTGCCGCTGCCGGTTGAAGCGGTGACGGGACTTTACGCGCTGACCGTAGGCACGGGCTATGTCTGCCTGCTGATGGGCGGTCTGTGGATGAGCCGCCTGTTGAAACACAACCTTATGGATGACGTGTTCAACAACGAGAACGAGAGCTTCATGCAGGAAACACGGCTCATCGAAAGCGAGTATTCGGTCAATCTGCCCACCCGCTTTTATTATAGGAAACGTTGGAACAACGGCTGGATCAACGTGGTGAACCCATTCCGCGCCTCCATCGTGCTGGGTACGCCGGGCAGCGGAAAGTCATACGCGGTGGTAAACAGTTTCATCAAGCAGCAGATTGAGAAGGGCTTCTCGATGTATGTCTATGATTTCAAATTCAGTGACTTGTCCACGATAGCCTATAATCATCTGCTCAACCACCCGGAGGGATACAAGGTGAAGCCGAAGTTCTACGTGATAAACTTCGACGACCCGCGACGCAGCCACCGTTGCAATCCCATTCACCCAGATTTCATGGAGGACATTACGGACGCTTACGAGAGCGCGTACACCATCATGCTCAATTTAAACAAGAGTTGGGTGCAGAAGCAGGGCGACTTCTTTGTGGAATCGCCCATCATCCTTTTCGCGGCTATCATCTGGTATCTTAAAATTTTTCAGAACGGCAAGTATTGCACGTTCCCCCATGCCATCGAGTTCCTGAACCGCCGTTACGAGGATATTTTCCCGATTCTGACCTCTTATCCCGAACTGGAGAACTATCTCTCGCCATTCATGGACGCGTGGCTCGGAGGGGCTGCGGAGCAGTTAATGGGGCAGATTGCTTCGGCGAAAATTCCGCTGTCACGCATGATTTCCCCGCAGCTCTATTGGGTAATGTCGGACAGCGAGTTCACGCTGGACATCAACAATCCCGAAGAACCGAAAATTCTCTGCGTGGGCAACAATCCCGACCGACAGAACATATACGGGGCGGCTCTCGGTCTGTATAATTCCCGTATCGTTAAACTTATCAACAAGAAAGGGATGCTGAAGTCGTCGGTCATCATAGACGAGCTGCCGACGATATACTTCAAGGGGCTGGACAACCTTATCGCCACCGCGCGAAGCAACAAGGTTGCCGTGTGTCTGGGTTTTCAGGATTTCAGCCAGTTGGTGCGTGACTATGGGGACCGCGAGGCGAAAGTGGTGATGAACACGGTCGGCAATATCTTCTCCGGGCAGGTGGTGGGCGAAACAGCCAAGACGCTCTCGGAGCGGTTCGGAAAGGTGCTTCAAAAGCGGCAGTCCATCTCCATCAACCGGCAGGATGTTTCCACCTCCATCAACACGCAGATGGACGCGCTTATCCCGCCGAGCAAAATTTCCGGCTTGACGCAGGGGATGTTCGTCGGTTCGGTGTCCGACAACTTCAACGAGCGTATCAAGCAGAAGATTTTCCACTGTGAGATTGTCGTGGATGCCGAGAAAATGAAGCGCGAGGAGAAAGCCTACAAGCCGATACCCGTCATTACCGACTTCGCGGACGCGAACGGCAACGACTGCATGAAGGAAATGGTGAAGGCGAATTACAGGCGCATCAAGGAGGAGGTGAAACAGATTGTCGCCGACGAGTTGGAGCGCATCGCTGGTGACGAGAATCTGAAACATCTGTTGCAACAGAAATAATATATAACAACAAGATGTATCAGACTCCCGTTTTGAGAATTACTCCTGCTACAGCTATCTGTGACAGGAGTAATTTGTAATTCTTTATATTGAGCATTATGACTATATTAAGTTCAACTAACCATTGCGGCCGTGTTATTTGAAACTTCATTCATTACCTCATTTAATGATTGGGATTTAGATAAAGTGGCTCTTTCTATTTTGAGCTTATCAAGCAAATATTTCAGCCTACGTTCCACCTCATTTGTTATTTCACTCCATTTTTTTACATAGAGGCTATAATTACTGTCATTTTGGACTAAACCAGTAAGCTTATTTATGACCCTTCGACCTACAATATCATCATAGTCTTGTCCTATCAAAATGAAAGTCCAGAACTCATTAGCATCATTAAAACAATCTTGTTTTAGAATAACATCCATATATTGTTCTAATTGATTTAACTGTTCTGATTTTAATTGTTTTATAGTTGTCGGATTTTTGATTTCCACAACTATATTATGAGGTCTCCCATCCCTAAAATCAGTACCAGTAAGAAATAAATCCATTTCTTTGTATTTATTAGGGTGAGCAATATATTTTTTCTCGCTAACTCCACGCAGAATATAAATGTATTTTCTTAAAGCCTCTTCAAATTTGACCTCTTCCGCACATACCATTCTATATTCTTCGCCAAAAATCCAATAGTGTTTTTCTATGAACGACTGCAAATCACGAACTTCATTGGCTTGTAAAGTATGATTAAAAACAATCTTTTTTAGATTCTCCAGTGTCAGCAATCTGTCTGAAATAAGCTTAATCGTGGAAACGACTTGTTTTAACCTCGTTATTTCTAATATTTTTGCAAATTCTTTCCTATCGTTCGAGTCTAATTCAACAACTGCATCTAAAATCTTAAACAGACTATCGCGCTCACCGCTATCCATCACCAAATTTAGAAGTTCTAAGAAAACTCTTTTTTGTTCTTTGTTCAACTTCATGAAAACAGCAGGTTCTACTTCGTATAGTTCCTTTACGAAGTTTTCCAAACCTTCTCTACGCACTATATCCCAATCTTCAGTACCAAATTTAGGGAAAACATCTTCATTCTTATATTTGGTTACCATAACTTCTGCTTGCTCCTTTAGGAATGGGCGTCTTTTCTTTTTGAGAAACTCATTGAGTTGCGTAATTAGTTCCTTAAATAATTTTCTATCAGCAGAATTATCAAACAATTTAGGTTGAATAGCATTATCGTCTAATTCGTTATCACAATTGATTTCATTGAAGAAATCATCAATCACAATTACAGAATGCCAAAAATTATCTCCTTTTTTATTTAATAATGTCGTTTTGGTAAATTTTAACTCCAAGTCATTATTCAAGAAGTAAAATCGAGAATATTCATCATTCATCTTTACATTCCATCGGATATACTTGCATTGAAAGTTGATGTTATTTTTCTGGTTATGTGATAATATCGGTGATATTGATTCTTGTTCTGCTATTATAGAAGAATAATCTAATTCTTGCCCATTGATGTATATTTGATATTCGGATTTCAATTCTAAAAACCACGCAAATTCAGCCTTTAGATAAGGGATAAGAGTCTTCGTTATAAACAAACTGGAAATATCAGAAGAAATCTCATTAAAAACGACACAAGTACCTGTTGTTGTGTCATCAGATACAAGTGGCTCTGTTGTAGTGTAGTCTTTTAAAGTATCGCTATCAATTCTAATGTCATAAGACATTATTTGTGCATCTTTACTATAGCGTGTTTCCCAATTAGCAAATCTCGCAAATTTATAGAAAGTAAAACGACCATAACCGTTTTTTCCTCTTGTAAATTCAGTATTATTCTCGTTGGCTATTCTCTTTTGAGACTCATAGAATTTTTTGAATTTTATAGGTAATTCTTCATAGCAGATGCCTGTACCATTGTCTGTTATTCTAATATTTTTGATTGTGTCCAATTCTGCATTGTCAATTTCAAAATCAATATTTACAACGGTTGCTTTTGCATCAAATCCATTCCATACATATTCGGCAATAGCTCGCTCTGGAGTATATTTATTCAATATTTTCCTAATGCCAGCAGATGTTATTTCTACAGTTTGCGAGTTCATGACTATTTATTTTTAATTAAATCCAGACCTTTCTCCGTAAGACGGTATTTCTGTCGCGGGTGTTTCGGCTTTTCCGGATAAATCGGTTCTACTAAATCCAACCTTATTGCAGGATACAGATAAAGCTCCAGAAAATTGCTTTTGTCCTTCAATCCTATCATTTCCATAACATCTTTTGTCGATAGTGTCTGATTCCCGATTGCAGACAGAACTTTTCCCACTTGCGGGGTAACTGTCGGGTAACTATCGGGCGACTGTGGGGTGACTGTCGGGTATGACCCGACTGCTTTCCGGGTATAGCGGAAAACGACCCATACGCTGTTTCCGTCCGTGTGAAATTCGGGGTCCGGAATGCCGACACGCCGGCACTCGCTTATCATAAGCCCGATGCCCCGTCCCCAACTTTCCAAGACCTCGCTTTTATACAGCACGTTTGCTATGATTAGATTTTGCGGTTCTGAATTATGCCCGCTTAACAGTTTTTCCATTGTTATATCCGGCGGAAATGTCCCGCTGTTCTCTATTTCCACACGGTCGTCATAGATGGCGATTCCCACCGAACTGCCGGGACGGTGGTACAGGCGGTGGCACAACGCATTTGTGCAGCACTCTCTCAATGCCTTGTACGGGATTTCCAGTTCTTCCTCACGGTACAGCCCTTCTATCTTACCGGAAAGTGACAGATGTTTGAAAAAGAACGCCATTGCAGCATCCAGCAGCGCGTAGATATTCCCAGTGACACGTTGATTGTCTATAAACTCGTCTTTCGTCGTGCCTTTGAAACGCGCCAGACGGAGCAGGCATTGGGGATAATAATAAAAATCATGACCGAACAGCACTGCTGAAGCATTGTTAAGTTTCCCGTCATGCAACAGACTGAATTTTTCGAGAATGGTCGGCAAGTCTTCCCTTATGGTTGCTTCAGGTAAACGACCGCTTCTGATTCCCCCGCGAACAGCACTAATGACGGCATGTTCGTCAAGGTCGGATATTTTAAGGTCAGGATTTGCTATTGCCTCCCAAGCGTATTTCCCGCCCCGCTGTATCAGATATTGGTTATATATCTCCTGCGGCATGATGGATGTCGCGCTTTCCACCCGCAGGTAAGGGGTCAGTAGAAATTTAGTGGGGATACGCATATAGCTTCGCAATGCGGAATAAAAAGAACTTCTTATCAGCTACTCCTCTTAGATTTGCTCTGAACAGTTTAATTTTTGCATTGAACGATTCTGCCATCGCATTTGAAGAACGATGGTTGTAGAAATTCAGTATTTCATCATAGTGCTCATAGAAAGTAGCAGCAATGACATTAAAAGAATGCATCCCTGCTTCTTCTACTTTATTATACCATCGTGCCATAGCCAGACGTGCAGCGTCCTTTATGGTGTTCTTAGAGAAAATCATCCGCAGGGAATGGCACAAACCGTATGCCTTTTTGATGTCAGGGTATTCCTCAAATAGGATTGCTGCCCTTTGCTTCTGTTTTTCCGTCCATTTATCAGCTGACTTGAAAAGCAGATACCGGGAGCGTATAAGTAATTCCCTACGGGTGTCGCCATTGGAATATCGGTATGGGACATAATCTTCGTTCTTCCGCTTAGCTTCTTCCATTTCCTCATTGGCCTGCTGTATGGCATCCCAACGGTGTTTGATGCGTAATTCCTGCACGGCATCACAAGCTAATTTCTGAATGTGAAAACGGTCTATTACACGGCTGGCTTCAGGAAATGCAGTCCGTACAATCTTGCGCATGGAGTCTGAAAGGTCAAGTGTCACTTCTTTAACGGCATAACGGATTTCTTCGTCAATTCGTTGCAGTACAGCTATTACATCCTCTGATTTAGTTCCTGCCACGACAGCTACCAGGGAGCACTCTCTCGTACAGGCATCACGGTTGGTTACAAAGGTGTAAAGTTCACCGTTGGAGAGTGAGGTCTCGTCAATCGCCAGATACGGTCCCATATTTTCCGGAAACAGCATCCATTCACCGGCATGGGATAACTGTTCCCAATTACGATATCCGCTGAGGACCTCCTTGTACTGTTTTTCAAATGTATGACCATCTATATGATAGAATTCCTCAAGCGTACGGCAGGTCACTGGGGATGTCTCCATACGTTTCTTTTAAAAAAGCCCCAAATTCTTTGGAGTATCTGGTTCCCTTGGCTACAACATCGAGGTCGATGGGAATACTGAAACTTTTACCTGTGCGCAAGTCCGTCCAACGACGACGTCTGATCTTGAGGATTACCTTATGGTCCCGTATGGGAAAGTCTGTCACATTAACAGCTTCCATAAAACCTTTGGATTCAAAATGTTCGTCATTGCTTAACTTGGGATTCATCTTTTCATCCAGACTAATATGAATCTCTTGAGAGGTTTGTTCAACTCCAGAGATAAGAAAGTAATCTAATATCTGAGCCGGCAACACGAGGCTGGCTAGCATGTTCAAATAATCGTTTTTCATAATGCGAAGTAAGCAATACTTTACGAGTATAAAAAATAATCCCCACTAAATTTCTACTGACCCTTTATTATGGGTCAGTAGAAATTTAGTGGGGATACGCATATAGCTTCGCAATGCGGAATAAAAAGAACTTCTTATCAGCTACTCCTCTTAGATTTGCTCTGAATACAAGCCTCAAAACGAAATGTGATTATTTCCAAAAACGAAATGTGATATTTTCACGCTTATTAACTCAAAACGAAATGTGATTTTTATTGTTAAAAACATATTCTTAATCTTTATCTCATCCTTTTAAATAGCATTTGTCTTGATTGATTTGAAGTGAAGCCATTTCTTTCCGTTTACTCGAATGAAGTTCGCGGGGATAAGTTGGCAGAAGTCAGAGAAACGCAAACCGACATAGCAACAGAATAGGAACGCATCCAGCACATGACGCAACTTCCTATCGTTTATTTCCAGATAATGTGTATATCTTTACCTATTCTTATCTTTTTCATAATTACATTATAACATTTCTTCAAAGGCTTTCTTTACAAATGCCTTATATCCGCCGTTGATATACTTTCTGACAATCTCAATTTCTTCTTCGGAGGCTTCAATCTCGCCTTCCTTGTAAATCCTCTGGGCGAGATCTAATTCGCCTAAATCTGATGTTTCACGATAAATAAAGTTTCCTAGTTCTTTTGATATATCTCTAGGCTCCAGGTTTCCTTCAATGTCCCTTGTCGGGACAGCTTTAAAATTAAGTTTTTTCATGAATAAATAAATTTTAATAAAAAGAATTTTAAATTAAGCGTCCATTATATTAGACGGATTATATACTATAAATACCATACAAGGTGCATCAACAACTTTTTGAGCACCATCGTTAGCATTAGCAGTTGCGTATAGAAATGCATTACTTGTCATATTAGTTATCTGAGCTACGCATATAAATTCTTTTAAAATAGGATTTACAAAAGGATAATAGGCTGACATACCTATGTTATGAGTAACAGTGTAACTCCCTGTACTGTTTCTTTTGACTCTAACATTTAGATAATTCCCATATTGACGTGATATGATTCCTGATTCTGAAATATATCCACACCAAATAATTCTAGGCCTTGAAAGTCCCTTACTGTTGGTAAATACTTGTAAACCATATTGGGATAAATTAATACTATACTTGTCGGATGTTCCACCACCATCACTGCTCATAGTAAGGCTAAAAGCACTAAGATTAGCTTTTTGGAAACGTCCGGAACTAAATCCTCCTTTAAGAACTAACGAACCTGCATAGCTCGCTGCACTTGTCCCTATAATTTCTGTTTTCAATAAAACATTCTTTGTAGAAGAATCCGTTAATGTTATACCTTCTTTATCTACTAAAGTATTTATACCTTTAGCATTTACGGCATTAAGTGTTTTTACTACAAGAGCATCCGCTTCAATCAGACTTGTACGAATATGTCCTCCCTCAATGATTGTATTTCCGGCTGTTGCTGCTGAAACCATATCAGCATAGCTGGCATATCCTAACTTTTTAGCCATATCCTCTTTAGAGGAGTTTATGTCAGAAGTGACATCGCCTGAGTCAGCTTTATTATTGATTGTGCTCTGCAAACTACTATTAAGAGAACTGAATGTAATCTTTCCTTGTAAAGATACATCTTTTCCGAAAATACTTATGGCGTTCTCTTTAACGGTAATTCCTGTCTTAATTTGTTCTGTTGTGGAATAATCGCTAGGTGCAGCACTCCACGGTGTTGACCTTTCTCCTTTTTCGACTTTGAGATTCCAAACACGGAAGTAACCTATCGGGCTTCCGTTTTGTAGTACAGAAGAAATGTAATCTAATCTAAAGAAGATATTAGTTTCATTTGTTTCGGTTGCTGTGCCACCAATAGTTATAGGTTTTGATATGTATTTACCTGAACCATTAGATTTTAAATCAAAAGCAGTACCAGCCCATCCGTACAAAGAACCAAATTGGCAATTTATTTTTGCTGTATGTTCTGTTGTGGTGTTAAAATTAAGATTGCTTGCCTCATACTCAAAAGAAACTGTAATTATATCTCCTTTTTTAAGTCCTGTTATATTATAAACGCTCCATGTTTGATTGCTTATATTTCTAAATGTAGTCAGCTTCTTTTCTGTACTAGTTAATAGAGCATAGTTTTGATTAACAGATTCGTCTACTTTGTAACAGTATAATTTTGTAACATAAGCTGCACCAAAATTAGAAGTAGATTCAATATGACATGCGTAAATTCTCGCTCTTGAATAACCTGAAGGAATTGTGATATAACCTTCAACTTTTTGCCACCCAGCAGTCTTTGCTGCAACACTTTTAGACCATGGCCAAGAAGATGTTGCGCTATCATTAGATTTTATCAAGCCTAATCCTACACTAACAGGATAATTACATTGAGAAGCATTTATATAGGCTGATATATAATACTTTTCGCCCTCTGATACATTAAAAAGTCCGCATCCTACTACATCACGTCGAGTAGACTTCATACAATAACTTGTAGGACAACTATTGTTGGCAGTTGCCGCACTAACTCGTGAACCTCCGGCATAAAGCAAGCTATAATTAGCATCATCGAAGCAACTGTCAGGAACAATGTTGGTTATCTTGCTCACACTTGTAACCTTAGAAGAAATACCAATCCAAATGTTATCAGGTTGTAACGCGACTTCTGCTTTGCTTACACGTGTAGTCAGCGCTGACAAATTGTTATTAGTCTGATTCAGGTTGTTCTGAACAGCTGTAACTTCTGTCTTTTCGGCTTTTAGCAATAATTTTTCTGAGTGCTGTTCTATGACTGTCTGCATAGATTTTACAGTAGTAATCGTTGCGTACTTCTTGTCTGCATTTTGTCCGGCAGTGGATATGGCGTCCTGCTTTGCCTTATTTGCCTTGGAAGTTGCGTCAGCAGAGGCAGTACTTATTGCTGAAGTCTTTGCATCATTCGCCTTTTTGGTTGCATCGCTCGCTGCAGTATTAATTATTTCCTGCTTAATAGTAGTAATTTCAGTAGAAGAAACCTTACTATTAATTTCACCTTCTAGTACACTAAATTGTGCCGTAACTTCTTTTTTGTATTCTGTTAAAGCATTTTCAGCATCTTCAGGAGCAGGTGACCAATCCTGTTTTAAAGTTCCCTTATAAACTCCAATATATTCTAATTCTACTTGCGAATTTTGACCGGCATGATTAAAAGTTATCCAAATACAATATTTGCTATAATCAGGAGCATTAAACTTAACAAAACCTTCTTCTTCTACATTTGAATCAAACTTCTTTAATAATCTACCATTATAATTGGGGGCTATTTGAAATTGAATATCGCCACTAGTTATTGTTGTTTTAAGTTTATAAATAAATACATAGCTTTCTCCGGGTATTAGATTTTCACTTAGCCACGCAGAAACACCACTATTTCCGGTAACAGCCTTTTTTATTATTAAATTACTGCCATTTAACGTAAATAACGGTGCGTCATTTGTTATATTCCATATACTTGGTTTACCATCTGTTTTCCATTTTCCTGATTGCAATACATAGTTTCTTGCTCCTGTCTGAATACCTTTTATTACATTATTGGTGTACTCCTTAGAAGAAGTTACAGCAGCAGTAATACTGTTGTTGGTCTGTTCAAACTGTGAACTTACCGTTTTCTTATAAGAACTTAAATCGTTGGCTATACCTTGCGCATAGTCACGTGCAGCATTTGAGATAGCAGTTAAAGCATTTGTTCTCTGTGTATAATACGTTGTTTGCTTAGTCGAAAAATCGGACGGAATAGTGATAGTTTCCGGGGTTGATGCAGTAAGAGTTACCAGCACAGCACGGTAAACTGTATGAGCGTTGTTATAGGCAGTAGGAGTACCTAGATTGTACTTACTATATCCGTTTGCAATCTGTGTCTTGTCTGCATCAATTCGAGCTATTTCTTCTTTCAATGACTGTTTTTCTGTTGGAGAAATAGAACCGTCAGAAGCCCAACTATCTAATCGGCTCTTAGCTTCATCAGCATCACTTTGTGCATTGTTTGCTGCCGCTTTTGCGTTGGCAGCATCCTTTATTGCCTGATTAGCCTTTTCTTGTGCCGCATCTGCGGTTTGTTGTGCAGCATCTGCAAGGGATTTAGCCTTTGCTGATATAGCGTTCAATAAATCGGTGCGAGCATCGTAGTAATCCTTAAACTTGCTTCTGAATGCAGCTCCTGATATATTACTTGTTGTTGAAAGACTTGAAAGCAACGGTGTTATATAAGCACTTAGCGTATTATAAGCCGTATCGTAAGCAGTCCTGCTTACTCCGTACTTGTCAGCACTTGCATTGTTTTTAGGCTTTTCAGAAACAATAATATCCCATTCTTTTTTTGTTTCCTGCTTTTCCTGAGCAGTCAGCTTGTTGTCATTTGCTATATCAGACAATAAGGCGTTTGCAGTTGCCGCGCTTTGAACGGCGTTATTGGCTGTCTGCTGTGCACTATCAGCTGCTTGTTTAGCTGCATCTGCCGCAGCCTGAGCCTGATTTGCCTTAGTATCATCCGTATACTTAGAAGCAAGTTCCCAGTGCTCAATAGAAAACTGAGCATTTGCTTGTTTGGCAGTCTTGCATCGAAGCAAATCATTCTTGTAGCTTCCGTATGTAGCATTAACCCACAAATCTCCAATATCATACACCGAGGCATTAGACGGGGTAGTCACAAATACCCTTCTCTTTCCATCTGCCGTGTCCTGCGCTTTTTTAGCGTCAGCCAAAGCTTTTGTGATATCAGAATCGGTTATTACCTGCCATACATAAGAAGTGTCTGACATCTGGAAACGATAAGCCTTTCCGTTTCCGTCATAATACAAGTCGCCTAAATGTACGTTCTTGTCTTCGTTTGTAGTCCAATTTACAGCAGGCTCGTTACTTAATGTAGGAACTGGTTCATAAAACCATGTTTCAATAGCACCGTCTATTTGGTTTTTAACAGCTTCTAAATCCTTAGATAACTGATTTACAAATGAAATGTTTTCAGATAAATCAGATATAGCATCGTCTACTTTTGTATTGACTTCCCCTACTGCGTTGTCGATATAGTCCTTTACGCTTTCTCCCGAACTAAATTTTATAGCATCGGCAATAATCATTACTTCCGAACGAGAAAATGAAGCAAATTCTTTTCCGTCCAAAGAATAGGAATTGATACCACGATACAATTTAAAATAAACACATAGCGAAAAAGTAAATTTGGGCAAAGCGTAGCGAATTAGCTGATAGAGCGTTCGTTACGCTTTGTTTTTCTATGGGGCAGAGC